CAAGATCGGCTCCTATTCCCCCGTTCAGGGCATGACAGGGGGGTGTTTCTGATGAAAGGAACAACGGTAAAACTTGCCGTTAAAACTCAGGTCGGAACGGACCCGTTCGGAGCCCCTATTTATTCCAAGATATGGGAGGACGTGCCGGATGTGCTCGTGGGACAGCCCTCAACGGATGATGTGGCGACATCCACGGACCTTTACGGGAAAAAGATAGAGTATATGCTCGGAATCCCGAAAGGCGATATTCATGATTGGGTTGATGCTGAAATCATCATATGGGGACAGCCTTATAAGTCATTTGGTTATCCCATAACGGGCGAACAGGCAAATATCCCCTTAAGATGGGGGCAGAACGTGCGAGTTGAGCGATACGATCAGATCATAGGACAGACGGGCATATGAGCGGAGTTAAGTTTGAATTGAATCAGGCGGGCGTGCGGGAACTGATGAAAAGCCCCGAAATGATGGCTATATGCAAAGAACACGCCGATAGAGCGGTGTCACAGCTTGGGGATGGATATGCGGTTACAACCCATTCAGGAAAAACAAGGGTAAATGCTTCCGTGATAGCTGAGACTTACAAGGCAAGGCGTGACAATATGAACAATAACAGCATTTATAAGGCGGTATTTTCATCATGATCGAGCTGGATGTGAAAAACTTCATAGAGGATAACTTCGATTATCCCGCATATATGGAAAGGCCCGGGAATGGGACGGAAACTTATTTCGTGATTGAAAAGGTGTCCGGAACAAGGGATGAATATATCGATTTCGCACGTATTACCGTTCAGACTTATGCACCATCGTTATACCAGGCAGCGACCTTGTGCGACAGGCTTAACGACGCAATGCTTACTGATTTTCTAACGTTACCGAATATCTCGAACGTTGAAATAAATAGTACATACAACTATACCGATACGACCACAAAAAAATATCGGTATCAAACACTTTTTGAAATCTATTATTACGGAGGAAATTGAAATGAGCAGCGGAAACACAGTTACAAACGTAACAGCTGGCAAGCCGAAAACCACCGGGGCCGTATATCGTGCACCCATTACGGCCACTCTTCCGACCGATGCAACATCAGCCCTTTCGGGCGACTATGTTTGCCTTGGGTTCTGTTCGGATGATGGCGTGACCAACACCGGTAATATGGAGAGTGAGAACATAAAGGCATGGGGCGGCCAGAACGTACTTACAACCTCATCCAGCACGGACGATACATTTAAGTTCAAGCTCATCGAAGCTCTGAACAAGGATGTTCTGAAGTTCATATATGGCAATGCAAATGTAAGCGGTGACTTAACCACCGGGACAGGGATCGCCGTTGGAGTGAACGGATATTCACAGGATGACAGCGTTATCGTTATCGATATGATTATGAGGAATAATGCCGTTCGTAGGATCGTTATCCCTTCAGCCACCATATCCGAAGTGGGCGAGATCGCTTATAAGGATTCCGAGGCGGTGGGCTACGATATCACCCTGGCTTGTGCGGCTGATTCAGCAGGCAAAACTCACTACGAGTATACATATCGTACACCGGGTGGAACGACGGGGGCTTAATGTATGAAGATTAAAACCAAGAGCGGTTTTGAGTGTAATATCAACGAGCGGCGGCTTAATGATTGGAGATATATCAAGGCCGCCGCAAAAATGAACGAGGCCATTAAAAATCAGGACGAAAGCAAAGCGGCGGAGGTATTGACCTTTGCTGTTCCTTTTTTGCTTGGTGAGGATGGGGAAACAGCGTTGATGTCATTCATTGAGGACGATGACGGCGTTGTTGATACCGTAAAATTAGTTGCCGAATATATCGAGATCACCCAGATCGCAGGGGAAAAGGCAAAAAAATCACAATCCTCATCGAGTTCTTAAGGCTTGATGAGGATGCCCTTATTTGTGATTTTGCGGAAACATATCATATTTACAACATTTATGAGCATCCTGTCGAGTATATCGCCACCCTTGCGGCGGGGCTCCGTGATGAAAGCCGGATAAAACTGAAAGCGGCAGGGCTTAAGGTGGATATGAAAACATTGCTTATTGCCCGAATAGCCGATAACACGGCCCTTAATTTGTACGCAAAAACAAAAGATGCCCGGTATGGGCGGAATATGCCTCAATCAATGACCGAGGCACTACTCGAACACAACAAGGATATCAAAAAACCCAAGGAATTTACCTCGGGTGATGAATTTTTGAATGAATGGAAGAGGATAACAAATGGCTGCTGATTTAGGAAAAGCATATGTGCAGATAGTACCGTCCGCCCAAGGGATTAGCGGAAAAATAAGCGGCTTGTTAGGTGGAGAGACCGCCGCCGCCGGTAAAGCAGCGGGCACCTCTCTCGGGTCCTCTTTGGTGTCAGCTATGGGTGGTGTACTTGCGGCCGCTGGTATCGGGAGCATGGTAAAGAAATCTCTCGAAGCAGGGGGAGCCCTTCAACAGTCGTTCGGTGGTTTAGAGACCATCTACGGCGAGGCGGCAGATGCGGCAAAAAAGTATTCCGATGAAGCTGTTAAAGCTGGCATATCATCAAACTCATACGCAGAACAGGCGGTTTCATTCGGTGCGGCCTTAAAGCAGGCATATAGTGGCGATACCATGAAAGCCATGGAAGCGGCGAACACTGCCATCCTTGATATGGCTGATAATAGCGCAAAAATGGGAACGGATATAAATGCTGTTCAGACTGCTTATCAGGGTTTCGCAAAACAGAACTACACCATGTTGGACAACTTAAAACTCGGGTATGGTGGAACAAAAACCGAGATGGAGCGACTACTTAAGGATGCCGAAAAATTGTCCGGTGTTAAGTATGATATCGATAATCTCGGTGATGTTTATGATGCAATCCACGTTATTCAAACGGACTTAGGTTTGACGGGCGTTGCGGCGAAAGAAGCATCTGAGACCTTTTCGGGATCCTTTGAAGCTATGAAAGCAGCGGGGGAGAATCTTATCGGCAATCTCGCCCTTGGTAATGATATCAGCCCTTATTTGTCAACGCTGATGGAAACTGTTGGGAATTTCCTTCAGAATAATATGATCCCCATGGTCGGGAATATACTGCAGTCGCTCCCCCAGGTCATAAGCGAGGGCTTGATCCCCGCATTGAACGGGGCCGTTGATATGGCAATCGCTGGCTTGAATTTTGCGGCTGATAATGCGAGTGGGATCGTGTCTAAAGGGATGGAGCTTGTAACTACTTTAGTTTTTGCCATTATCGAAGCGGCTCCCAAATTATTAGAAGCGGCTGCTCAATGTGCTATGGCATTCGGACAGGCTCTTATCTCTTACGATTGGATGTCTCTCGGATCCGAGTTAATGACAGCTATTCAAGGGATGTTCCCTACCGAATCAGCAACAACGGTTATGCAGCCGATTCTTGACGGAATCACCGCCGCTTTGCCGGGGCTGTTAGAAAAGGGCGTTGAGATCATAACGAATCTTGCTAATGGAATAATGTCCGCTCTTCCGGGGATGATATCCACAGCAGGACAGATCGTAACCTCGTTGGGAACGTTTCTAATGGACAATGCACCGACGATCCTCAATGCGGGGGCTGATTTGTTGCTTAACCTCGTAACCGGGATCATTGATAACCTTCCTGAGATCGCTCATTCAGCGATTGAGGTGGTAATGAACATGGTGCAAACCCTCGCCGAGAATTACCCGGCTATCATTCAGGCGGGCTTTGATTTGATAATTAAGCTCGTGAGCGGCTTATCACAGGCATATCCCGAGCTTGTTTCGGCTGTCCTTGAAATATGCGCCGACCTTGTAACGCAGTTTCTTAGCGTGGATTGGGTCGGCTTGGGTGCTGATATCGTGAATGGCATTATTAAGGGAATAGTTGATCTCGGTGATGCTTTTGTCAATGCCATCTTAACCATGTGCTCCGGTGCCTTGGATGCCGTTAAGAAGTTCTTTGGTATCGAATCACCCTCGAAGGTATTCGCAAATGAGGTCGGGCGTTATATTCCTGAAGGAATAGCCCTCGGAATCGAAAAAAATGCGGATGTGGTTACGGATGCCATGAAAGATTTATCCGCCGAGACCTTAACGGCAGCGGGACGGCTTAATGTGGCCACGGCTTACGAGTTCAATGATAACCAAAACGAGACAGCGGCCATACTTGCCCGGATGGATGCCATGCTTGCAATTATGGCGAAATATTTTCCAGAAATTGCAGATCATGGCGATGTAATAGAAGAGGGTGGCATTAACTATATAAACAGGGCGCTGGGAGCTTTAACGACATGATTAAAAAGATCGAAAGAACGTTTGATTTAATAAATAATAAAGGTGAGGCGTATCCCCTTTCTCGATATGATGCCTTTTCCGGGTTTTTCGGGAATGTGCAAGGTCTCGGCGTTGAACATGAGGCAGCATACCAAAAACTTGGAAACGTATATGAGCTTTTGCAGGATAACGTTAATCAGGGTGAGATCGCAGGGGTGATTTTCTTTCAATCCCAATATCCTTATCAGGAATATATCCGTTTTGTGCGGTTCTGCCAGGAAACACCGTTAAAACTCCGTTATGTGACACCCGCCGGAGAATATTATCGAGATGGAATTGTATCAAAAATCGAGAAAAATGAGAACGATAATCCATCAAGGGCAAAAGTGATATTTACGGCGTCGTCCTTATGGTATAAGTTCATTGAAAAATCATCAGATACATCCGTATTAACTATCGAATCGGATTCCGTCTATGAATGTGGCTGCCATGTGATGTTTACACCAGACAGCAACATAGCAAGCAGTTATCTCCAATGGTATCAGCTGATTGATGATAATTCGACTTATATAACCGGAAGAATATATCTTACAAGTCTAACTACAACGCAAATATTACATATAAGATCGGACACAAACCCGTATCAAATAAAAAGAAATACAACCGATTTGTATAGCAACTCTGATTTTTCAACAAAAAGGTTTTTCTTTATATGCCCCGGGTCGAACCAGCTCGTGTTTCAAACAAACGGGAGTGTAAGATTAGAGGTTAAATTGTTATATGAAACCGTGTAGGATTGAAATTTTTGATCGTCAATATAACTTCAGAGCGACAGCGTTAATCGATTCTCGAAATTATACGTGTAAATACGATTATTTAACAAGGGAACAGAATACGCTCATACTTCCCGATACTATTTCCATTCGGGGTAATTCGGATTCGGGGACAGCAGGGGACAATACGGTTTGTACCGGCGATTTTCTTATGATCGATGATAATTTATCTCGGAAACGTCGTCCTGGTAAAACTTATGCTCCGGATACATGGGTAATTGTAAAGGTTGAAAATGTCGAGAATGGTGTCCAGATAACTTATACAGACGCTCTTATTCTGTTTGACCATGAAATATATGTAACAGCAGATGATATAAGAGAAAAAGATATCGAGCAGCTTATCGTTGAATTTATAACCCAGGAATTTATCGATACAACCGATATATCCCAGAGAATAAACAATTTGTCATACTCTCGGGATTCCTATGGTATTGATGGATATTTTGAATGGGCCGATAC